CCAACCTCCACCCGGACGGTGTAGCGGTAAAACGGGTCATACTCGATGCTGATGATCCGCGTATCCACATTCACGCCCATCGGCGTATAGGTGATGTTCACCTCGTCGCCCGCCTGCAGGTCCGCCATTTTGAAAAGCGAGATCTCGTAAGACTGCGTATTCTCCCGGCTATCAATGGTCACAGCCAGATCGGTCACGTTTTCGCCGTCCATCAAAGATTTGCGAACAGTGCTGCCGCGATGCCTGCGCAGATTGATCTTGTACCCATCGTACTCCACCTCGCAGCCGCAGGCGTCAATGAAGCGCATGAGCGCGCTGCGGCGGCTGAGTGGGCTTTGGTCGGTGAACGCGCACTCCACGCGCCCGGTCGCTTCAATTACACCAACGGAGAACGGCGTGCCGGACAGCAGCTGCGTCATGCCGTCTGCCGGAGTACCCTCAAAAACAAAGGTCACGAGGTTGTACTGCTCCTCGTTCAACAGGTAGGTGATGTGCTCACACTGCGCCATCGTGACCGGAAAGCCGCCCGTGATCTTCTTGGCGACTCGAACAACGGTATAAAATTGACCGTCCAGCTTCGCGGTCATGCCGACAGACAGCGATTGCGACCGGGAAGCGAGGACGGAGAACGAAAGTGTCCGCTCCCCGGACAGCTTGTCGCAGAGGGATGCAGAGAGCACACGCGGAAAGCTGCATTGGAGCGTCCCGGCACTGTTATAGATTTCAATCATGGCCATTTCTCCTTACACGGTTCCGAGATTACGCACATAGGCGGCATTCTGCGTCCACTGAATTTCCGCCAGAATCCGGGCCAGCGTCGTGCCATCGATGGTGAGCGGAATGGTGACGTTGAACGCCTGCCCGCTGGACGTCCGCCCGACATCGGAAAGCCCGGAAAGCGTCGTATCCATGTTGATGTGAGACGGAATAGCAGTCTGCATATCTGCCGTCATGCCCTGCATGACAGAGGAAATGCCGTCCGCCAGATGCTCCGCCGAACGCACCGCCGTCTTACCGTTTTTGTCAAGGGACCCGGCAAGACCCTCCACCAGCATCTCACCGACCCAGCCCATCTCTTTGGACGGGGACGCGATTCCAAAGAAGTCGCAGATGC